CTACCCGCTCGAGAACGACCCTGCAGCCAAGGCGGCGTCCGACGCGAAGATCAAGGCGGAGGCCCCCACGATCGCGCCCTACTGGGACGGTCCCGATCCGTGCGAGCAGTGGCCGTTCCCGCCCACCGGCACCCGGGGCGAGATCACCGCAGCGGGGTCCGGCCCGATCCTCGTGATCGGCACCACCAACGACCCCGCCACGCCGTACGCATGGGCCGAGTCGCTCGCGAAGCAGCTCGAGGGCGGCGTGCTGATCACGCGCGTCGGCGAGGGCCACACCGGCTACAACAAGGGCAACAGCTGCGTGGACGACGCGGTGGACGCCTACTTCGTCGACGGGACGGTGCCGGCCAAGGCGGGCATCCGCTGCGAATAGGGGCGGGCTGCGGCGCGGACGACGGGCCGTGCCGCGCCCGGGGTGCGCGTGGTTCGCGGCACCCTCGCGGACAGGGTAAGATCGTTGATCGTGCGGTTCACCGCATGCGCACCTCCGGGTGTGCGCCGCCCTAGCTCAGTCGGCAGAGCATTTCACTCGTAATGAAAAGGTCAAGGGTTCGATTCCCTTGGGCGGCTCCACCAAACCCCCGGAATCCAGCGAGATTCCGGGGGTTTCGTCGTCTTTGTCGGATGCACCTGCCAGGCTCTGCTAGCAGGTATATGTGTGCACCTATGTGTGCACAAGGTCCGATAGGGGTGAATCGCGATGCCGAAGAAGCGCAATCACGGCGATGGAGGGCTGTACGAGATCAAGTCGCGCGGCCTGTGGCGTGGCGTTGTGGACGTTGGGTTCCACCCAGACGGCCGCCGTAAGCAGAAGTCAGTCACCGCACGGACGCAGAAGGAAGCCCGAGCGAAACTCGAAGAGCTCAAGAAGCAGATCAACGACTTCGGCGCACCGCTCGACAAGACCATGACGGTAGAGGCATGGGCGGAGAAGTGGCTGCGTGAGGTCTGCGAACCCACCATGAAGCCATCTGCCCTGAAGGGTTACACCTCTGCGGTGAACAGATGGATCCTGCCCGCGCTGCGGAAGAAGCGCGTCTCTGCACTGAAGCCATCCGACATCCGCAGCGTCACCCTTGCAGTGACCAACGCCGGCCGTGCCGTCTCGTCCGCACAGAAGGTGCACGCCGTTTTGTCCTCGATGCTGGAGGCGGCACGGATGGATGGAGTCTGCGCGAAGAACGTAGCGGCTGACGTAACGCCCCCAGGAACGGGCGAGAACGGACGAGACGCCCTGGATACCGAAGTGGCTCTGAAAGTCCTTCATGCGGCCCTACAGCGCCCGGACGGGGTGCGCTGGTGGTACGCGATCCTCACCGGAATGCGGCAGGGGGAGCGAACCGGCGCAACGCTCAACAGCATCGACCTCAACACGCACGAGTTCACGGTCCAATGGTCACTGACAGAAGTCGGCTTCAGGCACGGGTGTGGAGGAACGTGTAGCAAGAAGCGCGCAGGGTCTTGCCCATCCCGGAAACTCGTAGTCGCCCCGAACCTTACCTACCAGCAGCTCGACGGCAGACTCTGCATCGTTCGCCCCAAATCTGGTAAGCCGCGCACCTTCCCGCTCATCGACGCACTCGAGCAAAAGACCGTCGAATACCTGAAGTCGGCCACACACCCCAACCCGCACGGCCTGATCTGGCGCAACCAGGACGGTTCACCAATCACCGCAGAGCAAGATCAGGCCGAATGGCGTTCGGTGCTGCTATCAGCCGGCGTCATTACGGAGGACCAAGCCCTCCCGCCGAAGGAGCGGCCCGCAGGAACCCCAGACACGCCGACGACGCACTTCGCCCGTCACACCACAGCAACGGTCCTGATGGAACTCGGCGTCGACGCGAAGATCATCGGAGAGATCGTCGGCCACGCGGCCGTCACGACAACGCGCCGCTACCAGCACGTCCGATCAGCTGAGGCGCGCAAGGCGATGGAAGCCCTCGGAGCACACTTCCAGCAGGCGCTGGAGGGCTAAACGGAAGCCTTGTGCTCCCACTGCCCGGAGCCAAGGCGCGGGGCCACATAGACCGTCTCGCCGACGCGGAGAAGGACGCGCCGATAAGCGTCGATCGTCTCCTCAACAACGTCGAGATGTTGGGCCATGAGGAGCTTGTTGCCGTTGAACATTGCCTCAGCCTCGCGGTAGCCGGTGTGCGTGATCAGTCTCAATGCGGCCCACTCGTCGGCGCGGCGCTCCTGCTTCGCATGGACAGGACCGAACCTCGATTTTGAGTCACCGAACACGGCGTGCGCGAGCTCATGCGCGAGGGTCCAGCGGAGGAGACGGTACGACATGTTCTCCTGCAGCCGGATAGTGTTCGTCTTCAGGTCGTAGTCGCCGTCCCGGTCGAGGTGGGATAGGTCTTCGTACTTGATGATGATGCCGAGCGCGTCAGCCATATCGAATAGGTCTTGGCTCACTCCACATCCTCCCCTCGATCCTTGGAACGCTTCTTCGCGACCAAGCCGTAGTCCTCCTGAGTATCCGCGGAGTCGGGGACATTGCGGGCGTGATGTGCTTCGCTCAGATCCTGCTCCATCGATCGAACTCGCCTGCTGACCTCGTTGAGCAGCTCGACGCTGGAGTACCGAGAAAGCGACTTGACGTGCTCCTCAAACTGCTCATGGCGACGGAGCGCCTCTCCGTCCAGCCGAGACTCCGAAGCATCAACTTCGCCAGCTTCGATCGCCTTATTGAGTTCATCAATCGCGGACTCCGTGTCGCGGCTGGCCTCCATCCACTCATCGAATGAAGCGAGAGGTCTACCGGCCGCCCGCGTGTAGTCCACGTACTCCGAGTACTCCAGCTCCTCGGCGAGGATGCGACGAACCATGTACTCGCGCTTCGGAGGTACGCCTGTCGACTCCCAGTTCACGATCGTCTTCTGGTGGACGCCCAGCGCTTCGGCCAACTGAGCCTGCGTCCAGCCGCGGAGGGCGCGGGCGTCCTTGAGATTCATCCAGGTGATGGTCATGGGAAAGATTCTAGGCAAGACCAGGCAACAGAAGCAACGTGTGTTGCTTGAAGTTCCGCTTTTGCTGGAACTATTTCGTTGCCACTCTTGCTTAAAGTATCCCTCTTGCCTACGCTGGTCACATGACGACACGACGACTCAACGGGGCGAGCGTCCGGGCAATCCGGGAGGCTCTTGGACTGCGGCACGGGGAGTTCGCCCGCCGCTGCGACATTGATCCCGGTTACCTGACCAAGCTCGAGGTTGGATCTCGTCAGCCTTCGCCTGCGGTCCTGAAGCGAATCGCGCTTGGGCTCGGCGTCAGCATCGAAGCCATCAGCTACCCGGTGGCGGTCGCAGCGTGAGCGGCGTGGTGGTGCTGCTGTCGGCAGCAGAGGCTCAGCGACTCACTCAGCGGATCAAGCTGACCGCTTCCGGTGTCCGCGACGGGCTCTTCAAGCTCCGCAACCTGGTCGACGAGGCGAAGAACTCGAACGCCTGGCAGGTGCTCGGATTCGCGTCCTGGACCGCATACCTCGCGGACACGCTTGCCGATGAGCCGATGCGACTTGGGCGTGAGGAGCGGCAGGAGCTCGTCGGGTACCTCTCTGGGGAAGGGCTGAGCACTCGGGCTATCGCGCCGATCGTCGGCGTCGACAAAGACACTGTGCGCCGCGACGTGATTCGAGGTGGCGTAAATACGCCACCTGCATCCACGCCCACGCCAGAACGTCATGTCCCCGTGGCTCCGCGTGCCGAGGAGGTCGCGCAGGTTCGCGATGCTCTGGGCGATGAGGTCGCCGACGCCTACGCGGGGATGGCGGCAAGGTTCGATGCGATGCCGGAGGCAAAGTCCGTCACGGGCCTCGACGGCAAGACGTACAAGCGTTCCACGCCAAAGCCCGAGCGACGCCGCGCTCTCGTAGATGACGCCTACGCGGCGAATACCAACCTGTGGAAGGCCATCGAGTCCATCCGCTCCATCAGCAACGACGACCGCTTCACACGGAACAAGGCCGACATCCTGGCTGCCCTACAGCCAAGCGCCGACCTTGCCATCGAGATCCTGACCGATCTCTTCAACATCACCCTTAAGGAGAACTGATGTCTGCACGTAATGCTACCAAGATTCACGCTCTGAATCTTGAGCACCCGGCGCACAACGGAATCTCGCAC